GTACTCAAGGTCCGCCATAGTTCCTAGCTTAAGAAGATTTTGAATTTGCTCTGTAAATAACTCTGGGTTGTCCGGCCGGGCAATGCTTACCGCACCATCTTTATAGTATTGAGTAAGTGCGGTTAAATCCGCCGTAGATACGTTGTTTGGTATAAAACCTAAGTATGACCCACTAGTAGGTGAGGTCCCTAAATTATTTAGGATATTAAGCCCGGCAGCGCAAGCAAAATCATTAACTCGGTCTAATACAATAGTAAAAGAAATACTTTCTATTGCATTAAACAGGCCAGCAAGCCCAGAAAAAGCATCGGCTGCAGACGGGGTAACATTGTTGTTTAGCTGTTGACTTGTTTGAATTGAGGTTGGGTTCCATAAAAATTGAAAGCCCCAGTCGTAGTCATAGTTTGTAACAGCGGGTGCGGCTGTGGGGGCCGGAGTTTGCTGCACCATCATGCCTCCTTTAACCCCACCAATAACTTGATTTGGGTATGGGTTAGTTGAGTTAGGCGATGTTGCATCTGGGGCGGTGAGACCTACAGCTGTATTTGTTTGGTATCCCCACATACGCGTAAGGCGATATCCAGTATCTGCACTCCAATTTTTACCCGGAGGACTGTACCCCTGACTAGCTGGCATTACTGTTTGAGGAGTAACAGGTCTGCTCCATAGGTGAGGCGGTAAATTAAACTTAGCCTTATCTGGTGTTAGATTAGGCGTAGGAGTGACTTGGCACTTAGGTAAAGCGTACCCCTCTTTAGATGAGTTAAAGTAATCAGCTACGTTTGTTAACGCATTAATAGAGTTTGGGTCTGTTACTACCGGGCCATTAAACTTCACTACAGCGCCAGCTTTTGTAGAGGCCCCTCTACCAGTTGCAATTTTCATTTAACTTTTTCCTATAACTTTAGTAGGATTGTTTATAAGAGACTTTACCTGAGTAATGATTGCGTTGGTATCAGTAATACCATTAAACTGGAATGTAAGACCACCGTAATTAATACCTCCGCCTTGGTTTTTAAGGCCCTGTACTGCAATGTCTGCAACAGTTGAAGCCCCAGGAGTAGGGGTAGGTGCAACATATGTACCGCCACTTTGAGGTCCGCCGGTGCTATTTGAGTCAAACCCCGCAGTAACTACCGAGCTATAGTTTCCACCTAAAGCTTGTGCGCCAAGATTGGCTCTACGCTGAGCGGCGCTCTGGCTTCGATCTTGTGGCACTTCAAACTCTGTCATAAAGTAAGCGGCTGCGTTTGCTTCTGAAATATTTTTTTGTCTTAAAGTTGCAAGTAAAGTTGGATTTCCTTTTAACTCTTGTGCCAAGAACCCTGTTTGAGCGGCCACGCTCCAAGGATCTAATTTATTTTTAGCAGCATACTTGTTCTCATTTGTCCATCTTCCGTTATGCCATTGTGCAATACCAAATGACGTATTTTTTCCTGTAATTTGGTTTCTATCGCCCTCGGCTCTTGTGTTCAAGCCGGACTCTGCTTCTAAGTTTCCAACAATACCTGCGGCAGATGCGGCGCTAATACCTAGCGCTTGCATTAAATACCCTTGAATTTCTTGCGGGGTTCCTCCGCTAGAACGAAGCGCGCCCACACCATTTTTACGGTTGAGTCCAGGCAACTCATGGTTAGGGATAATCATCCCGTCAGTTTTAGGGATAAAAAGCTCTGGGCCAACTTCACCGACAATGTAAGGAGTTTTACCGTCCCCCACAGGACCAGTGCTTACAGCAGGGCCGCCTCCCGCAAGACCAAATATGCTAAGGATTTTGCTTATTGCGCTTCCCACAGCCATAATAGGGCCGCCAAGAATTCCTTGATTAAACGCATTTACAGAACCTACTGCGCCAGTAAGTCGATCTACATAAGTTGCAAACTTGTCTACTGCGTTGTTCATTTTAGTTGAGACGTCATAGCCGCCTGAGATTGCTCCCGACTGGTCAACAGTTAGGTTAGTTTGGTTAGCCATCTGATGGCCAATATCTTGAACAGTTTGTGATTGAATACCGGCCTGAACAAGCTGCTTTCCGGTAATCTTAGTTAGGTCTTCTCCACCAAACTGCGCTTTAGCTAATAACATATTAGCGGTCATCTGAATCATTGTTGGGTCACCATTAAAGAGGCCGCTTAACATATTGTAGATACCGTTACCGGGCATTAAAGAGATCTGAATAGAACGCTTGTCCATTCCTTTGCCGCCGTTTTGCTGCTTTAAAAAGTTCCAAATCTGGTCTACTACTTGGTTCATAGGAAGAAGAGAACCATTAGGACTACGCAAGTTAATGCCAATAACACGCGCCATATTTACTGTTGCTGGAGCATTAAGAGATGTTCCAATGGCTTGGGTTGCCCCAGAAATTCCTAGGCCAGGGGTAAACTGAGAAGCAGTAGCCGCCCCCTGCATAACCTGGCTAAAGTTAGTTGCTCCGCTAAGTCCTGTGTCATTTGCTATGGCTAAAGCTCTAGATGTATCCATAGCATCTGTTGCTAGCCCATTATGAGCTAAAGATTTTTGTAAGTTTTTAACGTTTGCGGCTTGATATTGAAGGTTACCTCCATAACCTCCTTGCCCATAAAACGCGGAACGAACAGTAAGAAGGTCCTGCATAACTGCATTAGGGACGCTTGGCATTAGCCCGCTTGATTGAAGTCCGGAGTTAATTGCGCCAGAAACAGCTACGTATTTTTGAAATGCGTTGTTTACACCCGCTACGGTAGGTCCCTTTGGCAACCCCATGGTGTAGCTGCCAAAAGATCCATCCCCCACTTCAGCCCCGCCACCGGCAGCTTCTTTTGTCTTTCCGTTTTGCGCAACAATGTTGCCCCCGCCAGCACCCGCGCTAGTAATTGGGTTACCCTTGGAGTCCACTAGTTGTGGAAGCTTCACGGAGTTTAATGAGCGTACAAGTTTGTCTACCGCAGGTTGAAGCGTATTACTAATTACATTGCTAAGGCCTAAGATGTCTTGTTTGATGTTAGTAATAGACAAGGAGATATTGCCGCCTCCGCCAAGGCCAAGGCCAACTTTACTGTCGTCCATGGTCAATATCTCCTAGTTCTTTTTGCTCTTTCAATCCAGTTTCTACGTTCTCTAAACGACATATTGCTTATGTCTGCCAGAGTCCATCCGGTAAAAGTTCTAGTTAAGAACTCATACTGGTCTAGCAAATGTTCATAGTCTTCGTCTCTATATACGAAACAAGTCAACAAGACTTAGTGGGAGGGCTATATTCTCTCCACATGCCTTGCAAGTCTTCTTCACCTCCCCAAGGCGTGGGCCCGGGTTTCTAGCTAAAATCTCCTCAACAATCTTAGAGCGGTCACCGATACCTAACGATAGGACGGTATATGCTCCAATAGAGGGCTCCCCATTTACAGAAAGTACGCACTCCGTTAGAAGTAATGTGTTGATTTCAGCAGAGGTCTTATCTGCGTTCTCCAACAACTTACGCTGAACTACTCCTGTTGGAAGGGTTACTGTTACATACCCCTTCTTAGTTTCTATGTTCCATGTGCGGTCACCGATAGGCTCTTCCAAACGATGAACAGGAATATCATCAGTTAAGTCCACAGTTGTAATCTGATCTGTAAGACATCCTTGGCAGGTAACTTTAAAGTCAACTGTTTCCCCAAATGTAACCTTACGGATACCGATAAGAGCCGCATCCCTATCTCCCGATAGCATCTCATCTAAGTCTTCTTTTGTGGCTTCTCGACGACCTACTTTTACTAAACCACGCTGTAGCAGTAAGTTAAGCGCCTTGCCAGTAGTAGACGCCTTAGCAATTGCCTCTTCGTCTACCCCAGTTAACTCCCGTACTTCTACGGTAGTTACCAGCTCGTTGTTGTCGATAAATCCCCCCGGTAGGGTTACTTCTGGCCCTAAAGGGGCCCGAGTAGTGACTACCTGCTCGGGCTCCTTCATAGCCTGTTCTGCAAACTTATTGATCAGTTCTTGGTTTGTAATTACTTCTGCCACGTTTTATTCTCCTAAGTATATTAGATCGTTAATTGTATCTTAGCTGACTACGTAGTTGGTACGACCGCTGCCTCCACCGGTTGTCCCAGTAGATGCACTTGTTGGTGCCTTTAGAGCGTTACCGCTAGAATCAGTGAAGGATACATTAATTCCTTCATGAACAAGCTGCATTGTTTCAAACATCAATGCTCCATTTGTAGCATCAAAGTCTGAGTAGCTAAGGCTTGTAATCCATGCGTTATAGATATCAAAACGCATTTGAGGATAGTCACTGGCCACGTTTGTGTTTGGGTGGTTGTTCACCTCAACCTTGATATTAACACGGAAGCCCGCACCAGTTGCGCCCGTTCCCCCTGGATTAAGTCCCGTTCCAGCAGCCGCTGCAAACATTCCGCGCATCCATGTAATTGCCTGGTCGTTACCAAAGATAACTCCACGGGTGAAGGTAATTGGCTGGAAAGTGGTCATGCCAGGAATCTGATGGACAGTAGTGTTAAACCCACCTTCCCGGTATGGAATGTTCTGGGTCGTGATTGCTAGACCAGAGATGGTTGAAAAACCACCTACCCATCCAGTAGAAACGCCTTTAACAGGCATTGCTGTTTGGTTTGTAGCATTAACAATACGCTGGTCAAAAACTCCGTCCTTACCAGCCACTGTAAAGGTTGCCTTAAACCTAAACGTGCGTAAAGGGTCTGTAGGCAGACTTGAGTTGTATGTGCTTAGGTTAGTTGCCATTATTTACTTTCCTCCTTAGGAAACAGTGACAACGGTACCACCGCTGTACTGGCCGATATTAAGGACAACGAATTCAGCTGGGCGCTGCAGGGCAACACCAACTTGGATGTTTACATACCCGTTGTCAATTGTGGTTGGTGTGTTAATTGTGCTATCGCATACTACAAAGAACGCAGCCTCTGGTGTTGCTCCAGAAAGTCCGCCTTGAGACCAGAATGACGTCAAGAAGCCCGTGACTGTTGCGGTAATCAACGACCATAGGTTTTGATCATTTGGCTCAAAGATAGCAAATTGAGTTAGATCACGAAGTGACTTCTCAATGTAGATTAACGAACGACGTACTGGCACATAACGATCTACATAACCAGACTTTAAGGTACGAGCGCCCATTACAACAATGCCGGAACCTGAAACGTACTTGATAGCGTTAACAGGAGGGACTGAACTATTCAAGCTATCCAAGTTAGCATTGCTTAGAGATGGCACGGCCACGGCTCCAGCAATACGGGCCTGTAGGCCGGCGGGAGCTTTAAATACTCCGCGTGCAGCATCCGTAGCTCCATAAAGACCAGCCACCGCTGCTCCTGCACCTACAACAAGTGTCTGACCTTTTGCAGAACCCACAGTTACAGTTGGATCAGCAATTGTAAGTGCTGGGTAGTAAACGGCAGCCTGTGAAGTTGTTTGGTATGTAGCGGCCTGCGTAAGCTGTGCTGAAACAGGAGCTGTGTAGTTATCAGTTAGAGGTGCCTGCCCAGCTTGTGCGGGATATGCGTCAATAATAACAAAGACGTCATTAAGTCGGGTTGCTCCAGTAGCGTATGTGATAGCAGCATTTACTGTTGCAGTATCTGTGGCGCCTGGAATGTTAAGGATTAATGACTGTGGAATTGTGTCATATTGACTTAGCGCTGTTGAATATGCAGAGGCTGTTGCTGCTGATGGCGCTGCTGCAGAGCCGTCTGCACCACCAGTTAGAGCCTGGTTGAGAAGCGGCGCTGATGCAAGACTTGCACCACTAGGGTTACGAGTAATACCTGTTGCTGTAGAACCCATGTCAGTCAAAACAATATAGTTAGATGAAGGATTTACAACAATAGGTGCGTAACGAGGATCGCTAGGATTCATTGAGATTGCTGGCCAAGACTCAACAATATTTGCTGGAGCAACTCCGTTAAGATATACAGTTACATCAAAGTAATTACTTTGAGCAGTAGCTGCGCCAGATGCGCTTGTAACAGCAGTTCCTGTAGCAGCATTTGCCACAGTAAACTGTGTTCCTGAGGCAGAAGCAATAATTACGTTTGTTAGGTTAAACGCGCTAGTAGAGAGTCCAGTAATACTTACAGCTTGTCCTACTGAAAATGTGTTATTAGCAGTGTAAGTTACAATTCCACCTGAAGCAGAAGCCGCAGTTACTGTTGCTGCTGAAGCACCACTATTTGATGAAGCAATGCTTACATTGACGCTGTTACCCCAAGTTCCTGGGTTAACCACATTTACTTTTAAAGTAGGTTGAGGGGTGCCTGATGTTCCATCTGAAAATGTACGGGTTGCGATAGATGAGGACGCTGTTCCATTAAATACGCGAGTTACGTACGCAGATTGACCGCCATTTGCAAAGTACATATACAAAGCAAGAGGCAAGTTGTTTGGGTTAGCTGTAACAGCGGTGTTGTTCCATGAGCCAAACAGTGTTGTGTACTGTCCCCATGAGGTTACTAGAGTTGGGACCAAAGGACCGCGGTCATTGGCACCAAGGAAAGCTGCAACGGTGTTAGTTGAAGCACCAGCTACAGATTGAATAGGGTTTAACGTCTCTTGAACGTACACCCCAGGGCGATTATAAGTTGCCATTATTAGTTTATCTCCTTAGTTATTTTACGAGTGGACGTTTGGTGGTACAGGTATTAGATGAGACGGGATGGACGAGGTAGTAGCGTTAACTTCAACAAATTCAACAAGAGGGGTAGCAGCTACCTGTTCAGGTGTCATCTCGCTTACAACTCTTACTGACAGTACGTTTCTTAAAAGACGACGATTACCAGTCTCTGACTGGACCGCATCTCTTTTTACAAATCCATCAAGGAACATAGAACGAACGCTGCTCTCTGTGCCCAATGTATTAGGCACTGTTAGATACCCATACTTTGATGGAAACTTATTTAGTAGTTGGTAGATAATGGCGCGGTCATGGCGCGGGTTACGTGAGTAAGATGTGATCTGGTACACAAGATCATAAGCGGTAGGTATCTTGTATGAGTAACCAAACCCAGATTGTTCAGGAATAGTTCCTTGGTAATCGCTATCAATAAGGTAACCTGATGTCTGGCGCTCTTGTGCCTGAAGGATATCTATCAAGTCAATAGTTATAAAGGGAAAGCTCTGGTCACGTATTTCAATATCTGGGTACCCAAACCATACTTTTACTGGGCGACTAGAGTTAGCATCATCTGAAACAGTAATACCACTAAGAAGAGTCTTAAGGGCCAGATCTTCGGCTACAATAAACCCGTTACCCACTAGAGCACCTCTGCAATCAAGCCAGGTATAGCTGTGTATAGAGCGCTTTGAAGCTTTGTGTGGCAGCGGTATAAGAACGCCCGAATTGCGGTGTTAGCAATCCCAAACTCCGGACCGTATTCTAGATCTTCAATCTCTTCTTTAAGATCTGTGGGGTAACTAATAATTAAAGTTGTGTCTTCTTTTGCAACTACAGAAATGCCTTCAATTATACGGCTAGGCCATCCAGATAGTCGCGCTAGCTCACGAAGATCTTCTGTAAATACAGGAGCCAAAGATTGAGAGATGTTGCGCGCTACAGCGTCTAAGTTATTTTTTCTTGAGTACACTCTTAAATACCTGTGCCTCATAGTAGACGTCACCAATTTGCTTTAGTAAGTCTTCCCGAGCCTCAGGTATATTGCTGATAATGGCTTTAGCAAACTCGGTGCTAGAAGCTGTATCAATCTTTTTACCGGACATGGTAATCTCCTTTAGGAGGCAGTGTACTTCGCAAGGGTGAATCTAATCCCGCACGGGATTACTATAAGGGTAAAGCAAAAAGCGCCCTTGCGGGCGCTAAGTGCTTACTTCTTTTTGACCTTCTTGGCCAAAGCCTTGTCCATCTTCATATCTTCTTTAGCAGATGGCTTCTTCTTATCCATCTTCTTATCTGCCTTCTCAAAGGCCGCCTTCTGCTTAGGGGACATGCCCTTCATAAGCTTGGCATCCTGCTTCTTATCGGCCTTTTTGCAGGCGCCCTTACAATTTGGCTTAGAGCAGCCGCAACCACATGCTTTGCACATAATTACTTACCCTTCTTCTTAAGAGCCTTGAAGTCATCTCCAGTGATCTTATCTTTTGGGGCAGCAGCTGAAGCAATCTTCTTCTGCTTAGGGGACATGCTCTTTCCCTTGCCGTATCCGGCTTCACCCTTTTTCTTCTTGCATCCACAAGTCATGCACATATTACTTACCTTTTTTCTTACGGGCGGCTGCGATGTTGTCAACCGCATTTGGGTATGGGCGACCAGCGGCTTTGGCTTTAGCACGGGCTGAGGCCTTCTGGCTCTTACTTAGTTTACTATGCTTACCACCGTCTGGGTCTTTCTTATCCCAAAGAGGTTTTTCTTTAACCATTACTTCTTCTCGTCTTTCTTACCCTTAACAGCAAGCTTGGTCATCTTCTTCTGACCATACTTCTTACGGCCTGCTGCAGCGGCAACTGCGGCTGGATCTTTTGCTCCACCTTTAGCGGCGGCTTTCTCTACAGCCTTAAAACGTGCTCCTGAACCTAGTTTTGCCTTAGCCATTATTTATCCTTCTTTGCTTGCTTTGCAGCGCGCTTCTCTTTAAGAGTCATCTTTGGCTCTTTCTTCTGGTTGGCGTTTCCTTTTTGTTCTTTATTTGCCATCTTTTTTATCCTTTACCTTCTCGGGTAGTTTTCCTTTTGGTGTTTCCTTCTGCCATTGGCGCGCCATCTGAGGATGGGTAGCCCACATCCACTTTTCTTGTTGTTTAGACTTAAATGGCATTATCCAACGTTATAGATAGTTAGGTTAGCGGAGGGAGACGCTGGACGAGTTGGGTTTGTTCCTGCCGCTGTAGCAAGAAGGGACATTCCTGATGCGCCAGACCACCAGTGAAATTGAATGTAGTCATTTGGCAGCACAGAGATAGGGGATTCAATGTTGGCTAAAACCTGTGAACCCTGCGCGCTAGCTGTGGTAAAGGTAAAAGCAGAGGCTGGAACTTGAACGCCGTTTTTAGAGAACCAAGTTGTGATGTGATAATCACTTGTACCGCCAGTGAAGTTAAACTGACCTAAAAAGTTAAGGTTGTATGTTCCTGGGTTTGCAAAAACAATTTTACTTTTATCCGATGTGTTAAGGGTCATGCCCTTGCTTATATTGGTAGTGTCCCAAGTAACAAGGTTATCCGCTGTAGTTCCTCCGCTAGCCTGGCTTGTGCTTAAAGCAAAGTTGCCGTAGTAAAGAATGGCGGCCGGCACTACCGGGGTATTTACTTTAACGCTCATGCGGTTGTCACCAAAAGCACAGCCACGTTAGAAGAAGAGGCGCTTGAAATAGCATACAAAGTCTCTGTTGGTCCAAGCGAGTCAATAGTAGCTGAGGTTCCTGGCAAGAGCGTAAGTCCGTATGAAGAAGAAGTTACGCCAGCACCTCCAAGGTAAACCGTTGCAACAAGGTCAACATTTTGCACAAAAACTGTTGCCTTATCCCAAACAAAACGCTTTTCAATAGAGTTGTTAACGAGGGCGTCTGTGTTAAGCGCTGTAGCCGTTGAGCTATTAAGCGTAATAACCGAGTGTGTGAGTGCCATGGGTCTCCTTAGTTGGCGTAGCTAGCAAATTGTGGGTCATTGACCATCTCCTCAGGCATAACCTGAATACAGTCAATAGCCAGCAACGTATACTGTTCAGAAATAATACCGCGTTGCTGTACCAAATATGGCCTGTATACTTCACCTTTCCAGACAACTCTGCTTTTATCCTGCTGGCCAAGGGCCTGAATCTGGCTTTCAAGTGTTGGGTCTATGTTCTGTAGGTCATCAATATTAATAGTTAAGTGCAGCTCATCAGCCTTGTAAAAACCCGCCTCAGAGGTTTTAGCGCTACCCGCAGAAATCACCGCTCTTACCACAGGGATCTTGTATGGCCCGTACCATTTGCGGCCGCCACCAGAGGTAGTTATTCCATCACCCACGTCATATATTGGGTCAGTAGTTGTACTTGTAGAGTCAAAAAACCACCATTGAGCCGTAGTACCGACGGGATTACGGAGCTCGGTATTGATACCGTCTCGAATAGTTAAAGACTCAAAGTTAGAGTCAAAACGACCTTCTTGTGTATATCCACGCATACTCTTATTATTCCTTACTTACTGTCTTTTGTAAGGTGTTCCGCGGCGGCTTCTGTGCCAGTTTTGCGGTAGCGAAAAGTCTCCCAAAGAGGGGCCGGGATCGCATGAATGCCATATAAAGTCCTGTGATGAGCTGTGCAAAGTACCTCCAGGTTTCCTGGGCTTTCAATCCACACTTGAAAGTCTTCGTCAGATTCAAAGTGAAGTCCAAAAGCCGCCTCAACCTTTTTAAGGTCCATATTGTTTACTTGAGAAAACTCGATGTGGGAGTGATGAAGCTCCGGAGTCCCTGAGCATAAGTCGTCATCAATAACGCACTTCCATAGCCCTTGTTTTTTTAGACGAGATTTAGCCTTATTAAATAGGTGGTAGTGGGGATCGTTTTCACGGGGTTCATGCTCTGGGGTAGAGACTGCTAGCGTGAGATTTAACCTATTCTTATGAGCGTCTGTCACCGTATCCACCCCTTTTTAATTAAATAAGTATTTTATTGTATCAGTCGTTTTTGGTGGTTGGGGTACTTACTGCCATCTGTATGGGTTCCATTAAAGTATCTTCTGCCAGAACCGTGAGGTTTTTTTTGATCATAAGAAGTTCGTTCTTTACCTAAAGCGATCGATTCTTCAACCTCATTGACGTGAAGTTCGGTGTCAAACAGGTCTGTTATAAGTTTGACCTCAAACTTATCCACAAAATACCTAGGGATAGGTATAAACGCTCCTAGCGCATCCCCCTTACGAACTTTAACTGTGTAATTTGGGACAGTAAGTTTTAAATTAAAAGTAAAATCTCTTCTGATTTGATCGCATTCAATCACTCCAGTCATAGCAACAGTTCCTGGTATAAACATGTTAGGCGGCTGTATGGTCATGATGTTAATTCCTGGAGGTGTTTTTATTGCAAAAAGGTTTTGAATGGTTAATATTCCGTGTCGAAACCCGCCTTTAATTATTTGCTTTATATCCGTGCCGTCATCTAAGAAGTTAATGGTGATATCTTCTTCGCCACCTGCCCAGTCAATGTCAAAGTCTCTAGTAGATTTAATAACAAAGCCATACTGGTTGCCAATGTTTAACGGCATACAGTAGTAGAAATGTGGGCTAAACCAATCTCTCTTGGGCTCACCTTTAAGCGGCATGATTACTTCTTTATAAAATCCGTCTCCCCCAATTGGGTGCGGAACTATAAGAATAGTGTTGTTAGGTACTTCATAACCTTTATCATTAAGATACGGACCAGCCAAGGGCTCTGCTCCGTTCGTAAGTCCAAAAAGAAGCTATTGTGTAGCGAATTCCGCCTTGAACTTCTGTGACACCGTGCATGTGCTCAGAGTCTCCAGGATGAATGGCTAGCTTACCTACCTCTGGGGTAACCTCAATTCCGTAATCCGGATAATAAGTGACGCCACCAGAGAACTCTGTATTTAAATAGATAATTGAGCCAAATACTCTGTGCTCAAATCCTGCTATATTTGCAGGTTTCATATCGTCAGCATGTGGGGCCTGTGAGTTTCCAGGAAACCACCTGCAAACGGATACAATATCCGGGTACACTTCTTGAGTAAGCTGGTATTCATCTTCAATATACTTTTTAATTAATAACGTTTTGTTCTTTAAAAGATCGCCTAGGTCATTTCCAAAGTTGGTATATATGCTTTGAATGTGGACTGCTCGGTTATCCCAGTGTTCATTACCATTTCTTTCCCATACTTCTTTAGTATTCACGGTATCAATAACAAACGCGCACTCCGACTCGGACAAAAAGTTATCGACAAGTTTACCTTTAAACATTTACTTATCCTCTTTACTATAGAAAGTTGTGCCGTCATATTGCCATCCAATAGCTACTTCTGTGTCTACTGGAACTTCCATGATAGTTATGCCAGATACAATAGCTTCTTGTATAAGTTTAAACTTCTCAACGCCAGGTATGGTAAGCGACCCAACAACATCTTCGTCAACCACTAACAGGTATTTTTTGTAAGACATCTCACCACTTACCTAACGGACAAGTTGCTTTTTCTAGTTTAGTTTTAAGGGCCATAAGACAGCCGCACAGTTTGCACTGTTTAGTTACCGGCACTAACTGCGGGCAGTCTAAGCATATATTATACCTAGAATCTTCTTTTTCTTTAGAAGCGTACTCCGTAGTTGGATTTAAAAAGTCCCAAGGTCTAGTCTCTCCCAGGCTTTCTTTGTATATTTGCCAAGCACTTTTTTCTTTCATTATTATATCTTAATTGCCTCTCCATTAATAAACGACCAACCTATATCGGCAGGAGAGTCGGCGGGCACCTCTACAAATTTTGGGTTTGAGAGGTACCCCGCTAAGTAGCCTTGCTCTAATAAATTTTCGTCGTTAAACGTGATCGGAAGTACAACCACGTTTTCATTGTTGAGCAAGACAATTTTTCGTATAGTCATGCTTGATAGTTTAGCACCCTACGCATCTACCGCCACTGTAGATACAGTAATGACATGGGTCATTGCCACATGAGTAGTTGTCTGGGCATGGTGGTGGAGGTGG